CTGCGGCGTGCTCGGCTCCACGCGGCGCGATGCCAAAAGCACAACGCCGGAATAGCCCGATAAAATGCCGGTCGCAACAAACGCGTGCTTTGACCCATTGCCGCCGAAGTCCACGCCGATATTCACCGCCATCAACGGCAGCTCCTTGCCTTTCCATACGAACCGCTCATCACGGCTTGCCACGCTGTTTGCGAAGTCCTGATAAATCACGCCCTCGGCGGCTGCCCACTCGCCCAGGATAAAGCGGTTATAATACACCGTGCCGGCATATTCGCGCTTGAGGTTCTCGACGAACTCCGGCGCCAAAAACGGGTTGTCGTCGATTGTGTACGCCTGCCGGTAAATGTCTGCATCGGAATCCAAGAATTTCTTGAACCAGTGCTGCGGGTTTCCGGGGTTGCATGTCCCGTCAAAACGGCTGTTCGGGCACGATAAGCGCGACTTGAGCATCTGGAAAACGTCCTCGTGCCAGGTTGTAATCTCGTCACCGTAGCAGTATTCAAACGCCGCGCCCTGTAATTTTGACACCTGCGAAATTTTATCTGCGCCGAGCGCATGGCATTTCTTGCCGAAGATCTGCACGGTGTTGTTGCTGCCGATCTGCCCGACGAGCGCAGGCGACCAGATCGCACGCATCGGCTCCAGAATATTGCGCTCAAGCGTGCCTTTGGTGTTGCCGAGCAGCACAATGAGCCCCTCGCCGCGGCATTTTAAAATCCGCTTCGGGATCACGGTGTAATCCAAAAATGTCTTGCCGGAACGCGTCGCGCCGGTCTTGATGTTCCAACGGTGATTACAGTTCTGCAAAAACTCCTGCTGCTTCGGACTAAATGACACTGTCCACACCTCCCAGCAATTCCGCCGCCTTTTGGAGCAGTTCGGCGTCGCTTTCACTCTCCGGCTTCTCGCTCCACCCTTTAAAGTTGTTGACGAGCGAGAATTTCGCGCCCTGCACGCCCTCCCGGTCAAAGAGCCGTTCTTCGGCGTACTGCTCCACGTAAGTTTTCGCCCGCGTTATCGTGTCATTAAATTGCTTTCGGCCTTGATAATTCAGCAATGCCTGACGACTGGCAAAGCCCAGCGCAAGCGCCAAGCCCGTTACGGTCGGCGGTCTCTTGCCGACGATGATCGGCGCGCCGTATTTATCCGTCAGCACCGTGCCGTCCCTATCTTTCAGCGGTTCGCCCTCACATGATTTGAAGTACGCCTCAATCTTCTGCTCGATCTCCTCCACGCTCTTGTATTTTGGCGGTCTGCCCACAGGCCTGCTCATCGCATCACCCGCTCTCAAAGCCGTCTGTACAGCTCTCTACGCCGTTTTCACTCTCAACAGGTGAAGCTACCCTCGCACCGTCCGAAATCGCCGTGTAGGGGCACACAGAGAGCATACAGAAGCATGTGCCGTCTAAGCATTCCGCCCAAACGCATTTGCAGCTCCTCGGGCACACCCGGTATTCTCTTTTCACGTGCGCCCCTCCTTTCGGTTTCGGGCATAAGAAAAGCACCCACACAACAGCGCAGGTGCCTCTTTGTTGTTTACTTACTTGTACTTGAATTCCTCGTTCCCGGCGATTTCATCGATGAAACGCTGTTGCACGGTGACGATATAATCTTTGCTAACTTCGTAATCGGCGTAAATAGTCATTCCCTCTGCTTCCGAAAGCGCTAAGATCGAGCCGTCTGCGAAGAACCCTTCTCGAAGCTTTTTGAAGATCTGGTTCTCCTCTGTGCCTTCGACCTCAAATTCATACGTCCCGCCGACCGGAAGCTGCTTCAGCGTTTGCATAATACCCGGCATACACGCTTCAAGTCCATCAAATGCAGCATTGCAGGCATCCCAGAACATGTATCGTTCTTCTATCTTCCCAATCCGCTCCGCCAGCGCTGCACAGTCTGCTTGTGGACAGTGCATGTTGACTTTCTCGGCAATCTGCTCCAACAGAAGCTCCAGAACACCGGCATCGCGCAGGTTCAATCCCTGGTAGAACGAAAGCGGCGCCGGAAGCTGCCCCTTGTCCTGCCCGGCATAGCAGACCGGGATGACCTCAACACCTCTCGCGCTGCCGAAGCCGGTCTCAAAGTTGATCCACGGGCGCTGCACGGATTTCGCACTGCATAGGACCAGCATAGTGTCGCAGCTTTGAAGCGCATTCGTGATGCGGTCCAGCCATCGCGCGCCGTAGGTGATGCTCTTTTCGTTCGAGGAGACGAACACCTCAATCGCGCCGAGGAAAGCGTGCTCAAAGAAATCTTTCAGCAGGCTTGCGGCTTCTTTTTCTTCCGAGATATGAGAAATAAATAAAATCGGCTTTTTGTTTCCCTTTGCCATAATGCACCTCCGAGGTCGTATAGTGCAAATTATACGCGCTTTGCAAAGGCTTGTAAAGGAAAATCACGTTGCATCCCGAATGATCTCCTCGACGAGCGGCTCGCACTTCGTCCTGATCTTTCCCATAAACTTCGGGTCGGCGAACTCGTGCGTGAAGATCGCGCGCCCGAGCAGCTTCTCGCAGAAGCGATGCACGTCACTGAAATCTCGAACCAGCAAAAAACCGGTGTAAGCGGATAAAATAACAGCTTCTTTGTGTGTCATAGTTGCTCCTTGTAGACTTTCTCTATTATTTATTATACGTGCAGAAAAGTGTAATTTGGTATATTTTCGTATAAAAACTTTTTATTTTCCGAAAATTCCATAGTACTTCTTTTTCAACGTCTGCGCCGAAAGAGATTTCCCATTTTTGCTCATCTGCGCCGCGACCCCGTCCCACGAATAGCCGTGCCAGGCACGCAGCATCACGATGCGTCTGACCGTAGGGTTTGGCAGATGAAAGACGAATTGTTCAATCTCCGTCTTCTGCGCCTTGAGCCGCTCAATCTGCTCCGTGTATTGCTGCACCGGCATCCCCTGCACCGTAACGCTGTGCAGGTTGAACGGGAACTCGTCCGCACTTGCCTGCACCACGTCGCTGACCGCCGCGCTGTCCTTCGCCTTCAGCTCTTCGATTTCCGCGCAGATGTCGGGGTATTGCTCCAAAAGTTCTTTTGTCATCGCATCTCCTCAAAAATCACATCGCCACAAACGCCACCGCCGCGGCAATGCCCACAAAGCCAAGCACCACCATGGCTTTTACACAACGCTCTAATCCGGCGATATTGTCCGCTGCATCGTACTCCCGCGACTTGCGCATCACGATACACTCCGTGAGCGTCGCCGCGATTACGAGCACGACCAAGATGATTTTAGTCATATCTGATCTTCCTCTCATGTTTTCTTTTCACAGCCTGCCGTGCTTCGTGGTAAAAGCCCGCTTCATCTGCCTTTTGAGCGCGACGTTTCATTTCCGCTTCACGCTGTTTGTGGTACTCATTGTACGCCTCGCACCCGGCATGGCAAAGCACCGAGCGCTGCGGGCAATTTTGCACACATGGATTTACTTGCGCCACAGGCTCACCTCCTGTATATTTTTCTCGTGCAATGCTCCACCGGGCATCCACGCGGGTGTCCCGTGTCAAAGCAATAGCAGCACGTATTGTCACGCCGGTAGATGCAACCACGGCAGCCTGTGCGGCGATGTCTTACGTTTGCTGCTGTGCTTGTCCGCTTTACCGGATCTGGATCATACTTCTTTACGTTCATCGTTTTCACCCTCTCTTTCGGTGCCGCAGATCGTCACCCATACGCTCGGCATCTCCGATGACCATCGCTTACAGATCTTCGCATTCACGATCTGCGCGTCATCTTTATACGCAATGCCGTTCAAGGCATCGCACACGATCTTCATCACGTTGTCCAGGTCCGGCTTTTTCATCGGGAAAAGTGCGCCGCTCGTCATCAGCATTTGCTTTCGCTTGCTGGCGCTCTTCGGAATGCCCAGAAACGCCGTGATGATTATATCGATCGGTGTATCATCGGCAAAGCGCCTACCCTGTGCCTCCGCTAAAAAGCGTTGCCGCACAAGCTCCTCATACGCCACGGTTTTATCGGGCGTGTAGCTCATGCTGCGCCCGGATTTCATCCGCACTACACGCGGCCGGGCTTTGCCCTGCGGTTCGCCCGGTATTATAAATTTGATTTTCATACTTCACCTTTCGCCTTCGCTGCCGCGAAGATATCATATTTCTCGTACTCACTAAGATCATAAGACGGTTCGTGCTTCGGAGGCTTCCACCGCTCGGATAAACTCCAGTTACCGAGTAGAGCTCTCCAGCTTCGCACCGGTTGTCCGTTGATTTCCCAGCCTAACGTCTCGTAATAATTCCAAAATCGCTCCGGGTCAACGGTAAAACCTTTTTCCTCACAATACGCCTTAACTTCAGCCAAAGAGGGAGCCGCGGCGCAAGCCGCTCTATGTCTCTCTTTCTTATTCTTCTTTCTTACTTCTGTCTCTTGTTGCATTTCTGCCGCAGAAATCGGAATTTCTGTTGCAGAAATACGCTTTTCTGTATCGGAAATGGCTTTTTCGGGTACAGTTTTTAAGAGCTGACCGTCATCGTCGATCAACCAGTATAAGGATTTATCCACCTTGTTCCTCGAGGTCACTTCGGCGTAGCGACGCTGGAGTCCCGCAGAGGTCACCACAGACCGCGCGAGGAGACTTTTATCGAATAAGCCTATATCCGCACAATACTGGATAACTTGCATCACTTGGTGTTTTTTGACCCATTTGCTGCCGATCGATCTGACAACTGCGAGGCACAGTTTATCAATCGGCAGCTCAAGGTAATATCCCTCACGATATATCATGCAAAGGATGCAATCAAATATCGTGCTGCCTAAAGGGCCGTACTCATTGATAAGGTCCATGACCTTAAAATCCTCATAATAGCTGACATCTTTCTTGAACCAGTCGAGCCCCTTTTTAGGACGTCTTCCGGCCGTTCGGCTCACCTCCTCTAAAATACGGTGACCGGTATGCCGGTCAGGGCTTCGATGTCGCGCCTGAATGCGTCCTTGTCGCCGTTTTGATTTGATACATGCAATAGGTAAATACGCTGCACGGTTGAAAGATCGTTGGCGGTAAGAAATGTTCGGACATTATCAAGTGAAAAGTGACTGCGCACAAGGCGCGGCCGGAGAGACTCCGGCACAGACCCAGCGCTGATATTGCGGTCTAACAATGTTCGGTCGTAATTGCATTCGACCATGATATAGGTCAGACCGCGAAATGTATTCGGAATAAAGTAAGTATCTGTCGCGAAGATCAGCTTGTCCCTCGTCTCTTTCGAGTGCAGGAGGAAACCCAGCGGCTCCGCAGCATCGTGCTGCGCTTCCCACGGCAGCACCGTCCACGTGCCGAGTGTAAACTGCTCGCCCGCTTTGATGCTGTGTAGGCGGTAGTTTCGGCGGTCTTTCTCGGCGTTCAGCGCGGAAAACGTCCCTCCCGACGCGTAAACATCGATGCCCGCCATCGGCAGGCCAAGCGCCGCTTTGGCGTGGTCTTGGTGCTCGTGTGTGATAAGGCACCCATGCACACGCATAAGCAAGTCCATATACCCCGCGAGTATCGTCCTTTTTCTGATGCCGGCCTCCAGCAGCAGGACGCTTTTTCCATCGTCCACGGCGTAGCTGTTTCCTGCGCTGCCGGATGCCAGGCATTTGACCGAGACCAATTAAAACCCGGGCACGAACGGTGCCTCTTCCGGCATGGATTCTTCGGGCACCGGCAACGCCTCTGGGTTCATCACTTCGCCGGTGCTCTCGTCGACCTGTATGTCTATCATTGTTTTGTTTGCCTTTTCCTGCATCTCCTGTACCGGCGTTTTGCCCTTATCGTCAAGCGCTTCGACCTTCTGCATTTCTGTCGAGGTCGGGCCCCACTTGCTGAGGAGCTGGCGCAGGACGGTTTTCATCGCCATTTTGTCAAACTCTTTTTTCCAAGGGCTCGAATTGGAGTTATAGCTCGGCGAATAATGGCTCGCATATGCCTCCATGTCCGGCTTGGACATGTAATAAACATGCTCATGACCGTTGAGCAGCTTAAAATACGCAAAATAACCGACCACGGTATCGGATATGCGTTCGCCCGAAACATCCGGGATGCCGGAGAGTTTATCAAAGCCGCGAAGCTCGCCTTCGTATACCATATCGGCGTTGATGATCTTATATTGCCCTGTGCGCTGCGCAAGCTGTACGAGGCCCTTGTATCCGATCGTAAAGGTCGGCACATTTTTGTACGGCACAACATACGCATAGCCGAGAGATTTCACAAGCGGCAGGTCAAGCGCGGCTGCTTTGACACATTCCAGCGCCACCTTTTCCGGGTCACAGTTCTGGAGCGCCGTTTCGCCGGAATACAGGTCGATCATGCTGCTCATAAACTGCCCCGCTTTGTCCTTCAGACTGTTCTTCAACTGGGCGCGTATGGTCTGACTGTTCAGCACGCCTTTAAACTGATCGATTTTTGCAAGATTGTTGTTCATTTGTTGTTCCTCCTTTTAGTCGTCAAGCATTGTCTGATATTCTGCATCGTCCGGGATGACAAGCTGCCCGTATTCATCGATTGCCACCGGCAAAAAGTCATTCAGAGCCCCTTTGTCTTCGAGCTGTATCGGGTCAAATTTATGGTTTGTTTTGTAGGTTACGGCAAACAAGGTCTGCCCGTTGTGTTGCGTCGGCGCGAATGTGATCTTCGCGTTGACTTCAAACCCAGTGCGATTTTCCAACGCTGTGCGCAACGCGCGAACGATTTTATCATCAATGGCATAAATGATATTCTTCAGCTCGCCGCTCCAGATCGAAACGGGTTCGCCGGTTACCGGCACGGTGATCTTTTCGGCATCTTTCAAATATTCGCTCATTTGTCTGCCTCCACTTTGATTTTTTTGTGTTCTGCCGCAACCTGCAATCGAATCATCTGATTTGCGATGCTGTCCAACTTTGTGCAGCTTTCCGCATTATCCACCCAGACCGGTAAATGTAAGCCCATCGCT